ACTTTTTTTTTGTGTCTTCTACAGCTGATAAAAATTTAGCAGTCATATTAGCAAGTTCTTCTTTACCTAATTCAGCAAGTATAAATCCGCAATCCTTAACAGTTATTTCCCTTGTTTTGCCATTTTTTTCAAATGTAAAATCTCTATCAGTTTCCCAACATCCAGCCATAATACCATAGTAAAGCACTCTCTCCAATAATTCAATTTCTGAAACATTTTTGGAGTTGCCTACATACACTTTGCTTATAACATAGTAATTGTAGATATAAGGCAATTCTTGCCCTCTAAAAGTGATAAACTCAACCATAATTAAACAGTAGTTCTGGTTGGTTTTCCGGTAACTTGAATGCTACCTGAATAAGTAAGTGCGCCTTCTCCAAAATTGCTATAAGATGGATTAAGTTTGGTAATAAATCCTGTTCCTGACCATTTGTATCCAGAAACATCTACTGGAAGAATATCCCAAGTTGTAGTTTTATTTGCATACAGTAAATCATAAAGAAGTATGTCAAAAGTTTGTCCTGCTGGGGCTGGAAATGGATTGACAATACCTGCATTAAAATCTATAGTGCTACCAGCCATTTTAGAGCTGATATGTTCTCTTGTTCCTGAACTATCCAAAGAAGTAATTTCAAAAGTTGGTTTTTCTATATTCCAAGAAAAGTCTCTAACTGATAAAGCGGTGCTTCCATCTACTTTAAGTCTAAAATCTCCGCCTACATAAGGTGTTCCTATTGCCATTTTTTATTAATTTATTTTAAGTTTCTATTTATATTATATATCTATATATCCACAGAAATTTTAATCCCCTTGGTATATAGCAGAAAACTCTAAATCAGTGTAATACACATTGTTTTCTGAATCAAATTCAGGTTCTCTACCCCCTGAAATAAATCGGATATTTCTAAAATTGCTATCCTTGTATCTGTTTAAGTATTCATTTAATCGAGTACTGATTGAAAATACTGTAGCCGCTCTGGGTGATCCTATATAAATGTAGATGCTCCATATAGATAATTCTTCAGGATTATCTAAGCTTCCCTCTATCCCATCCTTATTGTAGCCATACACTATGATACTTCTTTCACTCTCCTTAATTTCCTCTAAACTGCTCATAGCATAGATGCTGTTTGAAGTATATTCATTTAAGGATGCATCAGAGGACATTATTTGTTTTATTCCGGTATAGAAACTCATCTTAATTTTTTTATTTTATTCTTGGTATTTCTCAATTTTCTTTCTAGTATTTTCTTCACCTCATTGCCTAATGATTCATTATAATAGTCAACTATCGGTTGTACTGTAGAATCAACAGCGGAATCAAGCTTAAAATTCGGTTTTATGCTACCTCTATTCCAGCCCTTTTTAGTTTTTCTATCGACAGTTCCTTTTTGTAACCATAACTCCCAAAAATATTTTCTGCTAGGTCCTATTAGGACAGAGGTTTTTGATCCTTTTTCATTTACTATAACAATGTCTTTTGATGCTCTTTTGGATATACTAGCACCTTGTATTGGACCTAAAGCCTTTTCTTTAAGTGCTTTTTTAGCGACACTTCTTAAAATACCTGCCTGCATTTTTGCATCGAGTTCTTTTAAAGCATCAGTAACCTCATTAAGTCCGTTTAATTGCATCGTTTTAAGTGATATATGTTTCTAATACTGCTTCAGTTTCAATTCTTAATCCTGCTTTTCTACCCATCTCTTCTATGAATAAAATCTTATAGTAGTTTCCATCATATTCTATCCTATGATCGTAAGTGATACCTGTTCTGTATCTTATTTTAAATTCCACTGAATTAGTTGGAATTTCACTATGTCCAGTGTTTTTCATACCCTTGTTTCTTACATACATATTTGCATATGTGTCAAAAGTATCTGTCCAAGTTTTTTTAGGCATACCAAATTCATCTACTAATTCGGATAATTTCTGAAAGGTTATCAGTTTATCCAGTCCTCCAGTGATTATCATACTTATAGAATTATTTTATATCCACTTAAAAGCCTTTCAGATGCTTTTAGATTGATTACATTGTTATATCCATAATTTCCTCTTTCAGTATCAAATAAGTCGCTTATTCGTATTAAAATCGCCTGTTTAATGGGGGCCGGCACATTATCTGCATCCCATCCTGTAGTAAATTCTAATTTTAATGGGTTAGCTGATACAACACTATTTAGAAATATCTTAAATGAATCAGGTATCCTGAGTCTAGGGGTTTCAATTTTATCATAATCAATGCTAGTATCATTTACCTGAACTGATAAGAATTCTTTAAGGTTACCTTCCAGTACTTCTACATATGAATCTGCAAAATCATCTAGCTCCAAAACATTAGTGGTTAGAGCTACGTCATAAAGAAGAATTTGTTCAACCTCCTCTGTAGTCACCTTAATTAAATTAGTGATATAAGTATTTTTCTCAGGTTGTTCCCCTATAAGAATATTTAAATGGTCTCTTGCCTCTTCTGTAGTTACCGGATATTGCGTTTTGGTTTTAGTGATGTACATATTAATGATTATTTACTCTATATATCAACAAAAAGCGGTGAGATCATTCAAGTCTCACCGCTTCCAAATAATTAAATTACCACTACTTATAAACCAGTTCTTATATGGATACGTCGCTAATCCATTTGAATGCTCTATAATCTGCGATACCTGAATCCATAATAGCATCAACTACAAATTCTACTTTTCCAGATTTTGCATAAGAGTAAGGATTAATAAGGATAGTTGGCTCCTGATAAACTGCTACATAAGCTTTACTCCAATCACCAAATATAAGTTGTTTGGTATTTGCAGCAGAGTGTCCAATAGCGTTATAACCATCAAGGTTACCTTCTTCAATTTTACCTTCCCACATAGCTGATTGGTTAGTTAAACCAGCAGTTTTCTTTAAGAAACCTGCAACAGCTGGAGTAGTTACAAAATGAGGAGAAGTTTTAGCGTAAGGAACCCCAGCTTCTAAGTTTGTTAGGTCACCAAGTGCAAGAGTTGATCCAGCAATTTTTATAGAAGCATCAACAGCATCAACTGTAATATTATCCATCAAATTATATGCTTCTGCAAGATAAGGAGCATCTATCATAGCTGATAATACGCCAGCTAGTACATCAGGACCAGACTGAGTTAAAAACTCTTTAGTGAATGTCTGTGAAGCACCGTTTCTTTTAGCAGTGAGTACAACAGTACCAGGAGCAACGTTTGCCGTAGATACATCTATACCTTCGTTAGGGTTGCTGCCAATTAATTCTGCCATTGCTGGAAGAACATAATTACCTTTTAATTGTGGTCCGGAAACAAACTGAACACCAAGTTTAGTTAAGAAATCCTTTCCTGGGGTTTTCATTACTGAAACAGGTGCGAAAGATTTGTCGATTAAGGTTGTGTTAGTGGTGGACAAATAAGGATCAGCACGGAAAGTAACAGGCTGTTGTGTTTCAATAGCTCTTTCGATTGCTTCTTTAAAAGCAACACCCACTGATTTAGCTTCGGTTCTTTCAACTACAGGAGCAGTTGTAGATTTAGCTCTTTCAGCTTGTCTTTTTGCTGTTTCGATATCAGCACCAAGTTTATCGTATTCTTTTTCAAGATTTGCGATGTTTGTTCTAGCTTCTTCAGTCATATCAACTGCTAACAAAGCATCAATTTGAGAAGTTATGGCAGAACGTTTTTCTACTAGTTCATTTAAATTCATATTCTTATTAATTTATTTTAAGTTTGATTATTTAAAGTATATATCAACGAAAATTTTAAAATTTCTTTTTGCGTTCCCAATTACGTTTAAGATAAACCCTAGTAATAAAATCTTCGTTATATTTTCTTTCTTTATTTATAATAGGTTCCTCTTTTGTCTCAACTGCTTCTTCAATGGGGAGCATTAATTCATCTAATTTTCTTGATACAACTTCTAAATCTTCTTTAGTGTATTCGAGAACCCTTTCATTTTCAATAGCAGTGTTGTTATATGCACCCCTATAAGTACAAATAGCCATATCCCAAAGAGCATCTATTCTTAAAATTGTTCTGATCCATAAGCCAGTTTCATTATCTAATTCCCATTTATCTTCACCTACAGTAAACATAAAGGAAGACTCATAATAGTCACCCCTTCTGATCATCTGGAGAACATCTTCTCCTCTTGCTGTTTCCGGGGCATCAAATTCATAATGAACTCCAATTTCATCTTTGGATAATGTTAGGGTGCCGGAGGATATTCTAGCTAGTAATTCGTCAAAGTTGTGATTTACATCCAAAACCACATCTGATCCATTATTTAGTATTAAATCCAGTGCAGTTGGGTCTATAATTTCAAAGAAGGAACGTACTTCTTCAGCCTCATTACACCATTCAGTTATAATTTTGCTTCTTTGATTAAAAACTATACCTGTTCCTTTTATGTGTCTGGATTCTGCTTCACCAGTTACTTGTGCTCTAAAACTATCATTAGCTGAAGGTGAAAAGCTAAAACGTTTTTCTTTATTCTTCATTAGACCCATTTATTTTATTGTCAATTTCTTCAATTATATAGAATGTTTTTTGCGCATTCTGATTACCCAATTTTTTACTTTCCTTTATTGAGACAGCATTATCAAAATTTATTGCTCTATTAATCATTACCAGTGCTTATTTTATTATATATTCTTACATTAATTAATACTGCCATCCTTGTTCAACCCCTCAATAGTTGTCATTTGCTCAAATATGTAATGTGAATCCCCTCCATCTATTCTGGACATACTCTCAATTTTTCTTACTTCATTAGGGGTCATAAACGCAGTTTTCTGTAAACTCTCATACTGTTTCATCCTTTCAGCACTTGATAATTCCAGAATTGAATTTACATTATACTCAATACTCATTCCTGAATCAATCTCATATGTTTTAAGGAGTTTCATTTCTAGTTCCTGCCTATTTTGATTTAGGATGTGAGATATGGTACTTGATTTAAAGTCTAACTGCATTGTCTCCACATTTGAATTCTTCTGAGATTGAAGTATGTTAAGATAATGAGGTGGAATCCCATAATATGCAGCTATGTTTAAATCGGATTTTTCAATCGTCGATAAGTACAGATCATCATTTTGGTCATTAGGTATAACTTGAATCTCACTATTGCCAGGTAATCTTGGGAAAGCAACTATCTTATCAAAATCCCCCTTAACAATTTTGTTATCCTTATCATAATATGATCCTCCTGCTTCTTCCCTAAATCTGTCTGCTGCTTTTTCTAATTTCGCTATATCTCCAGTTGTAACAGTAGTTTTCAGAAACTTTGTACTCTTGCCATCATTTTCATAATAATTAGTAATGGTCTTATTAGCTAAATAGGTTCTTTTTATTTCTTCAGATAAAACTGTATATGGATCAACGCCAAATACACCATCGACCGAATCCCTTTTAAAATGAATAACCAAACTAGCATCAAATGTTTTGTCTCCCTCATCAGTTTTAAATATGTATTTTAAAAATCCTTCTTCAAAGTAGGTTTTAACTAAGAGGGTAGGGTGAAAATATTCTAATTGAATATCGTTTTCAAACTTGTGAATAACAGCATAGGAATTTCCATATTTCTGCTTTGCCATCTCCATAGTATGCCAGAAAGTAAACCTGTTTGTATATCCATTAGGTCTGTGATGTAAGGTTTTATATCTAATATCAGTTTTTATAACTTCTTTAAATCCGTCAACAGATTTATATAGGTTTATTGGTATACTTGCTATAGTATTAGCAATTATTCTCACACAAATTTCTTGGGCGGTGTTAGTAACCTGAGAGGTCGGAAATGTATTTTTCGTTCCATTAATTTGGGAGAAGCCTATATAAACTGGAAGCGACCCATTTAAATTGAAAAATCTTTTTAGATTATCGGATAAGTTCATATTATGAATTTATTTAATATATATATCCCTAAAAAAAATTAGAATGCCTGTCTGTCTGGGTCTAGCTCTAATTTATAATATAGGGTTGCAGCATTGTTTAGAGCTACTGCACCTTCATCCGAATCCTTTCGCTTATTCTTAAATATTTTGGGATTATTATTACCATCGGCTACTTTTATTTTGGCATTTCTTAAGGTCCACTTCATTACAGGGTTGGTTCCTATAGATATTTTCTCATCATAAAATAGTTTCATTAGGTATACCAAAGCTCCACCCATAGTTTTAGGTCCTTGTATAATTGGGATTATACTGCCCTCCGCTATACCCAAATTATTTATATCTAGCTTGTCTGATACAAAATTCCATCCCATCGGATCATACCCTATACCCTGAACATCATAAGTTTCCACTAGCTCTCTTAATTTATTGGCTATCATATCATAATCCATACTCTTTCCTGGACATAGTATCAAAGGACCCTTATTATTCTCATAGTCTATCCATTTTCTCATATCCAATCCTCTTGCTCTTATGAATTTATCAGGATCATTTACCATAAAAAAATAGGGGATAGCCTCCCAATATTCTTCTATTTTGCCATCTTTTTCTTCCTCATTTATGAATAATGCAAGCACGCAGGACAAGTCATTTGTCTTGGATAAGTCAACACCGATATAACATTTCTTACCTTTTAGACCTGATTCATTTACTTCCCTAGCTGATTTCTCAATGTATTCAGCTGGTAATAATGATGCTTCATCTGAGTCTAAGAATATATTTAGGGTTTTGGTTAAGAAGTCTGCTCTGGCTTTTGGATTATATTTAGCCTCATTATACCATTCTCTGACTTTATGTAATTTGAGAATAGGTCCTAGTCCGGGGTTTGTTTTATACCAAATATTTTCATCCCCCATATTCTGCTCATCCCCTTTGTCCAACATATACATCATTGGAAAGACCGTATCATCCTTATACTGACCTCGTAAAATCTCTTTGCAATAGGTAACAAAGTCCGCACAAAATCCATCTGGTATAAATCCGGCTGTGCTGATCAACATCATCAAGCTGTTTTGTCTTGCCCCAGTTCCTTTCTTTGCAGTAAGATATGTGCTCCAGTCCTCAAATAAATGAATTTCATCTATGATTGCAGATACCAATTTAAATGAGTCCAGCTTCTTAGCCACATTAGGAACTATCTTGCAGAATCCTACATCTTTTAGTTTCTTTAGCTTTCTTTCTCCTCCATCAGCAGTATCCCTGTCATTGTTTATGTACACCCAATAATTACTAAATCTCAAATATGGTTCTAATGCTGGGCTGTTAAGAACGACTTTATGAAAGTCCTCCAATACCTGTTTCCTTGCTTCCACAGAACTTAAGATAATTGATTGGGGGTTTGCCCATTCACCAGAAAGCAAAACATAAGATGTAAGTACTACTGATAGTGTGGTTTTTGCATTTTTCCTGCCCATAAAGAGAAAAGAGGTACTATACCTTCTTTGACCTGATCCTTTTAAATAAGTTCCAAAAACATAATAGATAAAATAGCACTGGAATGGTTCCAGCATAATTTGTTTATACTCTTCATTCTGTTCAACATTTATTAAACTTATAAATCTGAATACATTATCTATAATATCCTTTCTTATTTCATAATCTGGTTCCAAATTATCAGCATAATCCATAAGCAACTTCATATCCTCCCCCGTTATTGTTTTTCCGGATTTCACATTTCGCCTATATTCATCTACTAAACGGAATGCTCTATCGCTGAATTCCTTGGGACTTAATTGCATAGGGAAGCTTTCTCTTTTGTGTCTTTTATTCTATTTCGGATATTAAGTAGTTCGTCTATTTCAGCCTGAGGATTTTCCTTAGCTGCTAGTTTTATGGATGATTTGGTAAGCACCCTGTCAAGGCCCAACATTTTAATCGATGTCTCCATACTTCTCTTAACCTCTATCAAAGCTTTAAAATGCTGATTGAAATAATAGATCGGTTGCTTATTTGGGTCTTTAGTCTGGTTAACAATTGCGGGCTCAGTATCCAATACATCCATAAGCTGATAAAGTATGTCCTTAAGTTTCAGAAAAGCATCTATCTGCGTTTCGTCCACCTTATGAAGATTATCCTGATGAACTTC